ACCTGTGGACGATCGAACAGGGGCAGATTCCAATGGTCACAGGGCAAGCTATATACCCCTTACCTATTGATACGATTGATTTGCTTGACACTGTGATCCGTACTGGGTCTGGTCAAAATCAGATTGACATCAACATTACCCGCATTTCTGAGTCCACATACATCACGATCCCAACTAAGAATGCACTGGGGCGTCCGATTCAAGTATGGGTAAACCGTCAATCTGGCAATACAAATGCTATACCGTCTGCAACGTTGTCTGCCTCTATTTCGTCTACAGATACAACAATCAATGTTTCATCGGCTGCGAGCTTGCCAAGTTCAGGCTATGTGAAGATTGATGACGAGATTATTGTCTATCAAAATGTGAGCGGTAATCAGCTATTAAACTGCTTTCGTGGGCAGGCAAACACAACTGCTGTTGCTCATAGTGCATTAGCTTCAGTTACTCAAATCTTTTTACCAAACGTGAATGTCTGGCCTACCCCCAATGCACCGGGCAACCAGTACACGTTTGTATATTACCGTTTAAGACGCATCCAAAACTCAGGTAACGGCATTTCTACACAAGACATCCCGTTTCGTTTTATTACGTGCATGGTCGCAGGTCTTGCGTATAACCTAAGCATTAAGTTGCCAGAGGTTGACCCAAATCGAATTGTGATGCTGAAAGCAGATTACGAGCAACAGTTTCAGTTGGCAGCAGATGAGGATCGTGAGAAGGCTCCTGTACGGTTTGTGCCGCGACAACTTTTTTACTAAGGTGACATATGCCTAGTAAATTTGCGTCAGGTAAATATGCAATTGCCGAGTGTGACCGTTGCGCTCAGCGATACAAGTTGAAAGAATTAAAGAAGCAGGTACTGAAGACTAAGCTGTACAACATCAAGGTTTGCCCGTCTTGTTGGGACCCCGATCAGCCACAGTTGCAATTGGGTATGTATCCAGTCAATGACCCGCAGGCAGTGAGAGAGCCAAGGCCAGACGTTAGCTATTTGGTTTCCGGCACAAGTGGTTTGCAGATTGCTTTGACGGATACAAATGCGCCGATCGGCATTGGTTATCCTGAAGGTGGTAGCAGGGTTATCCAATGGAATTGGAACCCCGTAGGTGGTCCTGCAGATGACGGCTTAACGCCAAACGATTTATTGGCGACTGGTCAAGTAGGTACAGTTAGTATAGAAATAATATGAAAATATGCACGGTTTGTAATGTAAGTAAAGATAATTCGTTGTTTGAACCACAGCGTAGGCAGTGCATTGAGTGCCGAAAAACTTATCAGAAAATGAACCGTAAGCGATATTACCAAAAAACTCGAGATAAAAGTATTTTAGCCGCGAAGCAGTGGAGGGATGAAAATGCTAATCGTCGCAAAAAACTACGTGCGATAGAGTACTCAAACAACGCTGTTAAAGCTAAAGAAGCTGCTAAACAATACCGTAAGGATAACCCAGCCAAAGTAAATGCTTGGTCACGTAAACGGCAAACAGCTAAATTACACAGAACCCCATCGTGGCTTACAGAAGATGATTATTGGATGATTGAACAAGCATATGAATTGGCGGCGTTACGTACAAAAATATTTGGCTTTTCATGGCATGTTGACCATATAATCCCATTGCAAGGCAAATTGGTGTCTGGGTTACATGTGCCAACAAATTTACAAGTTATACCTGCGTCAACAAACCAACGCAAAAACAATAGTTACATTACTTAGGAGCCTATCATGGCGTATAAAAGCGGCGCAGACGGTGTTACCAAAACCGGCAGAACCAAAGGCAAAAATCTTGGCGACTCAGGCCCATCAGTGGGTATTGAGGGCGGCAAGGGTAAAAAAGGTGCAAGCACCGTTACGTCAATGGCAATGAAAAAAGTTGGTCGTAACATGGCTCGTGCTAACAACCAAAAGTGAGATTGTCATGGCTAAATTTAGCTCAAAAATGATGGGTAAAGAAGTTGGTCAAGCTGATAAATATGCTGAGCCGCACACTATGAAAGGTGGTGCAGTTAGTATGGAAGATGCGGTTAGTCGAAAGCCTGACCCAAACACTTTTTCTGCTGATCAAGTTAGTCCACGCACTTTAGCTATGCGCGTTGCCATTGGTAACCCCGGTCGTGACGATGTTAAAGCTGATGGTATCGAGACTCGCGGCAACGGTGCAGCAACTAAGGGTCGTATGGCTCGTGGACCGATGGCTTAAAGATGAATTACGCCCAGTTATCAACTGCCATTCAGGATTATGCGGAGACCTTTGAACAGGTCTTCATCGACAACATCCCGAACTTTGTGCAGCTTGCTGAAGAGCGCATCTACAACGCGGTGCAGATTCCTGCAATCCGCCGCAACGTGACAGGCAACTTCACGGCTGGGGACAAGTATTTGTCTTTGCCAACAGACTACTTGGCAACATTCTCGTTGGCTGTAACTGACTCCAATGGCGAGCAACAGTTTCTGTTGGACAAAGATGTAAACTTTATTCGTCAGGCTTACCCAAGCCCAAGCGACACAGGGTTGCCAAAGTACTTTGGTCAGTTTGCCCCGTACACGTTCATCATCGGTCCAACGCCGGATCAGAGTTATGTTGTTGAATTGCACGAATACTATTACCCAGAGTCGAGTGTTACTGCGGGTACGTCATGGGTGGGCGATAATTTTGAAACAGTGTTGCTGTATGGCTCACTGCGCGAGGCTGTGATTTTTCAAAAGGGCGAGCAGGACATGGTCGCTTACTATGAGAAGATGTATCAAGAGTCAATGGCTCTGCTCAAAGACCTTGGTGATGGAAAAGAACGTCGCAGTGCCTACCGTGACGGACAACTTAAACTCCCGGTTCCGGGGCCTGTACGATAATTTTAGGAGCCTACTATGGCAATCACGCAAGCGATGGCAACGTCTTTCAAGGTTGAAATCCTTGATGGCATCCACAATTTTGGCACTGGCGTTGTCCGTGCTTCGACCGCAGCCGACACGTTTAAGATTGCGCTGTACACCTCAGCAGCAACACTGGACGCAACGACCACTGCTTATACAACCTCTAACGAAGTTGTTGGTACTGGCTACACGGCTGGTGGCAACACACTGACAATCTCAGTGGTTCCTGTATCGTCAGGCACTACAGCGTATCTGTCGTTCTCAAACAGCTCATGGTCATCGGCAACTATTACTGCTCGCGGCGCAATGATCTACAACAGCACACAGAGCAACAAGTGCGTGGCTGTGTTGGACTTTGGCTCTGACAAGACTTCGACTGCCGGTACATTCACTGTTGTGTTCCCGACTGCTGCTGCCGGTACTGCAATTATTCAGATTGCTTAATAGGAGCCTGACATGGCTCTGGTGCTTGCGGATCGAGTACAAGAAACCAGCACAACTGCTGGTACGGGAACACTTACGCTTGCTGGTGCGCTAACCGGTTATCAGACGTTCTCTGCTGGTATTGGCAACGGTAACTCTTGCTACTACACTATTACGAACGCAGCGGGTAGCTGGGAAGTTGGCATTGGTACATACACCTCAGCGGGTAATACGCTGTCACGCACGACCGTCTTGGCTTCATCAAACTCAGGCAGTTTGGTAAGTTTTACAGGCACACTGAACGTGTTTGTGACATACCCCGCAGAGCGTATTACTAATAGTGGGACATTTTAGGAATAGATCATGGCACAAGCAGGCTTTTTACCAATTCAAACGTACTACAGCACAACAGCTTCAGCTACACCTTCTGCAAGCAATCTGGCAAATGGTGAGTTAGCTGTAAACATTACTGACGGCATTCTTTATTACAAAGACAATACAGGTAATGTTCAGGTTATTGCGTCAAAAGCGTCAGCTGGAACTGTGTTCCCCGCCAACTATGTACCTTACGGCAACGGTACGTCTGCTTTACAAACTTCGGCTAATTTGCAGTTTAGTGGTACTGCGTTAACCGTTGTGGGTACGTCATATTTAGGCGCAGCAGCGGGTGCGGAATCATTGCGTGTCACGCCTGTTGCTAGTGCGGTAAATTATTTGCAGGCTGCGGGGGCTGTTACAACTTCTTCGCCATCAATTACAGCGGCAGGTTCTGACACTAACATTGGGCTTACCTACACCTCTAAAGGCACAGGCACACAGCTATTTAATGTAGGCGCTAACTCTGTACTGCGTTTAGACAATAGCACAGGTAACACGCTTCAGCTTTATTCAGGAGGTAGTTCATACAATTTAAATTTTATTGGCTCAGATACCAATATTTCTACAACTTATCAGGCAAAAGGGTCTGGATTCCACGGGTTTGCAACAGGTGGTGGCTATCAATTTTTAATCACTAATACAGCCTCAGCAGTTAATTACCTCACCGTAACAGGTAGCGCTACGGGGAACTCCACTTCCTTGGCTGCATTAGGCTCAGATACCAACATCAGCATTACCTTGACCCCCAAAGGCACGGGCAAGACCGCGTTTACAGGCACGGGTTACTCGCCCAACTTTACGTTGACCGATGCAGCTACAATTGCGTGGGACACCACAACAGCGGGCGGGCAAGTGGCTACATTTACTTTTGTGTCATCAAATCGCACAATGGGCGCACCTACGGGTTTGGTAAACGGCGCGTTTTATGCGTTGGCTGTGATTCAAAATGCAGGGTCTAATACGCTCACATGGAACTCGGTGTTCAAGTGGGCTTCTGGTACTGCACCAACGCTGTCTACCGCTGCCGGGGCAAAAGACTTCTTCACCTTCCGCTCTGACGGCACAAATCTCTATCAACAAGGCATCTCACAGGCGGTGGCGTAATGTTTCCGGTATTAGCTGGCGCTAACCCTACAGGCTACAACCTCACACGCTCGCTGCGGTTTAGGGCGAGTGCGTCTGCGTATTTGAATCGGACTAATACTGGCACAGTTACTAACAACGCTGTGTGGACTTGGAGCGCTTGGGTCAAGATTGGAAATTGGCCTTCTGGCAATGCCGCTATTTTATTTGGTAATGGCGTTAACGGCGGCACAAACGAATCGTCAATTAAATTCACAAACAACCAGCTAGAAGTTATCAATTACGTCAGCAGCACAGTGCAATCACGACGTGTTACAACGCAAGTATTTCGTGACCCATCTGCTTGGTATCATTTTGTTGTTGCAAGCAACAGCTCTACTGCGCTTAACCTATACGTTAATGGCGTGCAAATCACATCGTTTGGCACAAGTACTGGGCCAAGTGCGGCGGAATGGGCATTAAACACAGCATCGACAGCAACCAATATTGGGTATTTAACATCAGCGCAGTATTTTGACGGCTACCTAGCAGAAGTCAACTTCATTGACGGTCAAGCCCTAACCCCCTCATCATTCGGCTCAACCAACGTTCTCACAGGCGTATGGCAACCCGCACGGTACACAGGCACATACGGCACAAACGGTTTTTATCTCCCCTTCACAGACAACTCTGCGCTGACTACAAGCAGCAACGTAGGCTTGGGTAAAGACTTCTCAGGCAACGGCAATTACTGGACAACGAACAACATCAGCATCACGGCTGGTGTGACGTATGACAGCATGGCTGATGTGCCTACGTTGACGAGTGCTACGGCGGCTAACTATTGTGTATTGAATCCGTTGAATGCAGAAACAGGCATGACGGGTACGCTTGCGGGTGGCAACCTTAATATATCGGGCAGCGGCGGCAAGCGTTCAACAATTGCTGCTCGGACAGGTAAGTTTTATTGGGAGTTTGTTAGCAATAGTGGTGCAGGTGCTAATTTTCCAATTTCAGGCTTGTATGTGGCGGGGCTTGGAACGTATTGGCCCGGCTACGATGCCAATTCATTTGGTTATTTTCAAGGCGGTGACATTTACTATAACGGTTCATCTGTGCTTACCGTTAGTTCATTTACCGATGGCGATTTGCTTGGTTTTGCTTGGGACGCTGACACAGGTAAAGTGTGGGTCGCTAAAAATGGCACTTGGCAAAATTCAGGCAATCCTGCTGCGGGTACTGGGCAAGTAACAACCATTTCTACTGGCGTAGACCGTGTTGTTGGGGCGTATTCATCTTCCGGTTCATCAACTATTAACTTTGGTCAGCGTCCGTTTTCATACACACCCCCCACAGGTTTTGTAGCCCTGAACACATACAATTTGCCAACAAGCACCATCCTCAAGGGCAACACGGTGATGGATGCTACGTTGTATACGGGTAATGGCTCGACACAAAGTATTGTTAATGCGGGTGCGTTTAAACCCGACCTAGTATGGGTTAAATGTCGTTCATTGGGGTACGGCAATTATTTAGAAGATTCTGTGCGTGGTGTTGGTAAGGACTTATCATCCAATTCAACTAATGCAGAAGCCACTTTTAATCTGCTTACATCGTTTAACAGCAATGGGTTTACAGTAAGCACTAGTAGCGGAACATACCTTGCATCAAACGATAGCGGTCAAACTTTTGTCGGCTGGCAATGGCAAGCAGGGCAAGGTTCAACATCAAGCAACACCAACGGCTCAATCACATCGACTGTGAGCGTTAATGCGTCTGCCGGATTTTCGATTGTCACTTACACAGGTAACGGCACAAACGGTGCAACGGTTGGTCATGGGCTTGGTGTCAAGCCATCGTTGATTATTGAGAAAGGTCGTGCATCAACGTATAACTGGGTTGTACAAGGTTGCGGTGTATTGTGGTCTACGGCTACGCAGACTTTGTTTTTGAACAACACCAGCGGTTTAAATGCTGGTAGCGCCATTGCTGCGCCAACATCATCAGTGTTTACACCGGCGGCTCTTTCGTACGCAAACGAAAGTGGTTTAGGTTATGTTGCCTACTGCTGGACACCTATAGCAGGATACTCAGCGTTTGGTAGCTTAACTGGTAACGGCAGCACGGACGGTGTGTTTGTATACCTTGGGTTTAAACCTCGGTTTATTCTTTATAAGCGCACAGACACAACAAGCGATTGGCGTATTTGGGATACAGCAAGAACACCATACAACGCTATGAGTTCAATTCTTTACCCTAACACTTCTGATGCTGAGTACACAGCAACAACGCAAGATTTTGATGCGCTTTCAAATGGGTTCAAAATTAGAAATAACTCTGCTGCAATTAACGCATCTGGTGGCACATACATATACGCCGCCTTCGCAAGTAACCCTTTCCGCAACAGCCTTGCTCAATAGGAAAACAAATGTTTGCAATCATTTCCAACGGCGTTATCGCCATGTTAATCCCCGCTGGCACAGCTTTTGAGTGGGATGGTACGCAATACCCAGCCAATTGGTGCAACCTGTCTAGCCCCGAAGAAAAGGCGGCTATCGGCATGGTTGATGTGGTGTACGGTCAATATCCTTCAGATGTCTATTATTGGATTAGCCAAGACGCACCTGTCTACAACGGCACGGTGGTTGAGATTAACTACACCGCTACGCCTAAAGACTTGTTTGAGTGCCAGTCTAATGCGGTCAACGCAACAAACGCAGCGGCTTACTCAATCCTCTTGCCAACCGACTGGATGGTTGTTAAGGCTGTTGAAACAGGCGGCACAGTCGCACCCAACTGGAACACATGGCGTCAAACAATTCGCACACAGGCTGCCGACTACATCACGGCAATTAACGCTTGCACGACTGTTGACCAGTTAGCTGCTTTGCCACCTGTGGTTTGGGCGCATGACCCGAATTACACACCCCCTACTGGAGCGTAAATAAATGCTTGGGTTTACCCCGATTGCTGGTGCATCGTTTGCGGCTACGGGGGTAGATTCGGTAAGCATTAACGTAACGGGTTTAATTGGCACAGGTTCGGTTCGCTCGGTTAGCATTACGGCAGATGCAAGCGTTACGCTTACTGGAGTACGTGGCACAACAGCTCTTGGCACTGCAACGGTAAATGCGGGTGCTTCGGTAAACGTCACTTATGTGCGTGGTACTACTGCGCTAGGCACAGCTTCGGTTACTGGTACTGCTAACGTAACTCCAACAGGTGTGGTTGGTACAGGTTCGGTTCACTCGGTTATTGCTACCGCTGACGTAAGTGCTGCTGTTACGGGCGTGACAGGCACAGGCTCGGTTGGTATTGCCTACGTTGTGCAGAGCGCGGTTGTTAACGTTACTGGAGTGCGCGGTACAACTGCTCTTGGCACGGCAACTGCCTTCTCAACCGTAGTTGTTAATGTCACCGGCGTCACGGGTACTACACGCTTAGGCAACGTCAACGCCACGGCAAACGCTGATGTCTTTGTGACTGGACTGACCGCCTACGGCAGGATTGGTGACTTCATGGTCTGGAGCGACATTGTCCCCGCGCAAACAGCAAATTGGGTTGACGTAAACGCTTCACAGACTAACAATTGGCAAGACGTATTGGCTGCTTAAAAAGGATTTACTATGCCATCAACTTACTCACCATCACTCAAAATCGAACTTATCGGTGACGGCGAACAGTCCGGTACATGGGGTCAAACGACCAACAAGAACCTTGGCACATTGCTTGAACAGGCAATCACTGGGGTGCAGACAATTACCATGCTGGATGCTGACTACACGCTAACTGATTTAAACGGGCTGTCAGACGAAGCACGTAACGCGGTTATCATAGCAACAGGCACACTGACCGCTCAGCGCAACGTCGTGGCTCCGCTGGTCAATAAGGCTTACGTCGTCTACAACAACACCACCGGCGGGTTCCCCATCGTGTTTAAAGCCTCAACAGGCGCAACGGTAACTGTTGGTAACGGCGTAAAGCAGAACGTATACTGTGACGGATCAACTGGCTTTTACTCTGCCATTACACTCTCTGGAGGTACGTTCTGATGATTATCGAAAACCAAGCAACTGATACAGAAGCCGCGCACAAGATTGAAATTCTCTGCCCGAGTTGCAGTGCGGACGTAACCCAAGAAGAGCTGGACAAAGCGCAATGCTCAGACTGCGGTGCTGACCTAGCCACGCCACAACAGAACGTTGAGATTCACGCAACCTCTGTGCCGATGTTTGCTATTACGTTTGGATAAGCTATGGACCCGCTAACCATCCTTGCTGCGCTTGGCCCACTTGCCGTAGACCTAGGGAAATCCCTTATAGGTCGTTTTATTCAGACCGACGTTTACAAGCCAGTGAACATCAACGAATACGTCCAGATGCGCCAGACTGATTTGCAGATGTTTCAGGCGATGAACGCTGCTGGTGGTACTGGCACAACCTATCCGTGGGTTGAAGCTGTTGTGAGGCTTATGCGCCCGTCTGTTGGGCTAATTGTGCTTGGCACTTGGGCATTCATGCAGTTGTCTGGTCAAGACAGCCCTGCCGTAAATAACTTTGCTTCAGCCGTTGGGTTCTACTTGTTTGGTGACCGCACCTTGTTTTACTCGCAAAAGAAATGAAAGACAACTGGAAACAATCGTTTGACTACATGCAAGAGTCAGAAGGCGGGTTTAGTGACGACCCTGATGACAATGGCAACTGGCTTCCTGATGGCAGAAAAGGCTGCACCAATCTTGGTGTAACGCAAACAACTTGGGAGTCTTGGGTTGGTAGACAGTCAAACGAAAAAGAAATGCGTAACCTCACTCATGCGTTGGTTGAACCCATGTACCGCCGTAAATTCTGGGATGCGGCTCATTGCAACGATTTGCCAAACGGTGTGGATTATCTTGTGTTTGACCTCGCTGTTAATGCTGGGGTTGGTCGCGGTGCTAAGACTTTGCAAAGTGCTGTTGGTGCAACGCCTGACGGGGCAATCGGTCCGTTAACGTTAGCTGCGGTCAGTAAGTTTAATTCCACAGAACTTGTCAACAAGTTTACCGACGAAAAAGTGGCGTGGTATAAAAGTTTAAAGAACCCAAAATACGAACAAGGCTGGCTTAATCGTGCAGAAATTGTTCGTCAACGTGCTTTAAAGATGGTGGGCTAAAAATGCTCCAGAAACTTCAGTTCAGACCCGGTTTAAACCGCGAGGGTACTGACTACGCCAACGAAGGCGGGTGGTATGACGGGGACAAAATTCGGTTTCGCTCAGGCTTTCCCGAAAAGATTGGCGGCTGGACTCGGCTGTCTGACAACACATACCTAGGCACTGCGCGTTCGCTGTGGAATTGGGTTGACCTGTCTGGCAACAATTACCTTGGTGTTGGCACAAGCCTTAAATACTACATTGAGCTTGGCGGTACGTACTACGACATTACCCCGATCCGCAAGACCGTTAACCCAATGGCAAACAACCCGTTTGCTTCTGCCTACAGCACATTGAATGGCAGCATTACCGCAACGGCTACAAGCTTAACTTTGGTTTCTGGTGCGTCGTTTTCAAACTCGCCCGGCATCATCAAGATCGGCACTGAACAGATTTTCTTTACCAGCAAGACTGGCAACGTCTTAAATGGTTTGATTCGTGGCTATAACGGCACAACGGCTGCAACTCATCCAACCGGTGCGGCAGTGGGTTGTTCGACCATTACAGTTACCGATGTGGCAAACGGCGCAACAAAAAATGATTTTGTGACTTTCAGTGGTGCAACAGCTTTTGATGGATTTACTACGGGCAACCTGAACGCTGAGCAAGAAATCTACAACATCATCAACGCTAACACATACACCTTCAATGTTAGCGGCGTGTTCTCAACCAGTGCTACGTCTGGTGGCGGGGCTGCTGTTGTTGCTGCGTATCAAATTAACACCGGTCTAGATACATACGTTACTGGCACAGGCTGGGGTTCGGGTACATGGGGTCGTGGCGGCTGGGGGTCTGGTGCGGTTACAACAATCGGTAATCAATTACGCTTGTGGTCAGATGACAACTACGGTCAAGACTTGGTGATTGCACCTCGCGCAGGAGCTATTTATTACTGGAAAGCCAGCACTGGTGTATCAACACGCGCACAGCTCTTATCCGACCTGTCAACGTCTGAAGGCTACTCAGGCACGTATGTGCCGTATGAGACGTACCAAGTGATTGCTTCTGCAATTCAGCGTTTTATTATTGCTTTTGGTGCAAATCCTTATGTGTCAGGCATCCCAAACACCACGTTTGATCCGATGCTTGTGCGTTGGTCTGATCAAGCCAATGCTTACCAATGGGTTCCAGAGGTAACAAACCAAGCCGGTGAGTTCAGGCTGTCCAACGGTTCGTACATCATGCAAGCAATTGCAACGCGCCAAGAGATTCTGGTTTGGACTGATTCATGCCTGTATTCAATGCAGTACCTTGGACCGCCATACGTTTGGAAGTTTGAGATTTTGATGGACAACATTTCCGTCATCTCGCCAAACTCAATGATCACAATCAACAACGTAACCTACTGGATGGGTACGGACAAGTTCTACATGTACTCAGGTCGTGTAGAAACACTGCCCTGTTCACTGCGCCAGTATATTTTTGACGACATCAACCAAGATCAGTCATACCAAGTGTTCTGTGGCGGCAATGAAGGTTACAACGAGGTCTGGTGGTTCTACTGTTCAGGCACATCAAACACCGTCGATAAGTATGTGATTTACAACTACCTTGATCGCGTCTGGTATTACGGCTCGATGGCTCGCACGGCATGGCTTGACTCTGGTATTCGTCGCTACCCAATGGCTACAAACTACGACAACCGTGTGTTGTACCATGAGTCAAACGTTGATGATGTGGCTGGAACCTCCCCCGCGCCAATCGATGCGTATGTGCAGTCGTCAGACTTTGATATTGGTGATGGTCACAACTTTGGGTTTGTCTGGCGTATCTTGCCTGACGTTAACTTTAATGGTTCAAACGTGGATCAACCTGCGGTAACCATGACAGTTAAGCCTCGGCAAAACTCAGGTTCACCTTACGGGCAGGCGGATAACCCAACGGTACAGAGCAACGATAACTACACCAATCGGGGCGTGTACAACATCCAAGAGTTTGACGGTCAGGTCTATACTCGCCTGCGCGGGCGTCAAATGGCGTTCAGGATTGAGTCCACAGGGCTTGGGGTGGCTTGGCAGCTTGGCACGCCGCGAATTGACATTCGCAACGACGGCAGGCGATAGGGTAAACCCTTATGGCAATCATTACTCAAATAGCGACCTTGCTTCGTGGCACAAAGGCTCCCAACCAGCCAATTGCCCCGGTTGAGTACGACCAACGGTTTCAGGATCAGTTTAGTAACGTTTTGCGTTTGTATTTCAACACGCTAGATAACTTCACAAACACCCTGACATCCACTGCGGGCGGCAGCAACTTGCGCTTTCCAAACGGTGCGTTTCATCAAGACGGTGTCACAGCTCTAACGGCAAACATTAGCAACGTATCAACAACGCCCATTGCGGTTACATCAACGGCAGACTTTTTGAGTGCGGGTGCGATACTGATTGGCACTGAGCTTATTCAGTACACAGGCAAAACACCCACAACATTTACGGGGATTACCCGTGGCGCATACGGTTCAACAAAAGCCGCGCACACATCTGGAGCTGCTGTATCTGAAGCACAGCCTGTACCATCGCCAACTACAGCTTTAACCGTTGTATTCACTCAAACTGACGTTGCCAATCAAGTAGCCATTGATCCCACCGACAAGACTAAGATTGTTTTTGATGTGGCTGGTTATTACAACGTGCAGTTTAGTATCCAGCTTTTAACGTTTGACTCTTCCATTGACAACGTAACTCTGTGGTTTAGGCAAAACGGTGTAGATGTGGCAAACAGCGCCGGTATTGTGTCTGTTCCAGCTATTCACGGTGGCGTCCCCGGTGCGGCAATTATTTCTTGGAACTTGGTCTTACCGCTAAACGCTGGGGATTACGTTCAACTGCTTATGGCTTCTGATTCTGGCAACACGGTAGCGGCAACATACCCCGCAGGAACAGCGCCAGTACACCCTGCATCACCGTCCATAATTCTTACGGCAACCTTTGTATCTGCGCTATACGCATGATAATATTGAATAACTTGTTTAAACGAGGAAAGGCATGAACCTTGAAGCCTTAAAGCCCAACACAGAGTACGTCCCTGTCGAGCATGAGTACATTGAGTTCGCAGAGGTTGACGACATCTGGGTTCGCGCTTACTCAATTAAAAAGGCAGAGAGCATTGCCGGACAGCATGTCCATACGCACGATCATATCACTCTTGTTTCGCGTGGAACGGTTGAGGCTTGGCAAGATGGCGCGTTGATGGGTGTGTATGTAGCACCTGCAATTATCAAAGTACAAGCAGGCAAACAGCACGCATTTAAAGCACTTACTGACGATGTAGTCTTTTGTTGTTTACACAACTTGCGCGGCACGGGTCTTGAGTCGCCAGAAATTATGGAAGGGGCGTAACCATGCCTATTATGTGGGGTTTAGCAATTGGCGCTGCAATGGGTGGCGGTATCGCTGCACTGCAACATAAAGACGTATTGACCGGCGCTTTGATGGGTGGCGCTACTGGCGCTTTGGGTGGTGCTTTGGCTCCCGCTGCATTAGGTAGTGAGGTTGCGGTTGCATCAGCAGTGCCCGCGCCTGCCCCGATTGCTGGTTCTGTGTTACCTGAAGCCAGCGCAGGTATTACATCGTTACCTTCAAGCGGTGTGACTGTTAACGGTACGTCTTTATTAGGAAATCAAGTTCCTAGTGCTATGGGTAGCTTGTCTACTGGAGCTGCACCGCTTTCAGGTGTTGTACCTTCTCAGACTATAGCTGATACGAGTTCGGCGCTTTCTGGTACATCTGCTGCTTCAAATGCGGGTAAAGGGTTTTTTGACTCAGGTATTGGTAAATGGGTTGCTGAAAATCCCGGTAAAACCGCATTAGGTGTTGGCGCTTTGGGGTTAACAGCATTTAAACCATCCAGTAGTAGTGGCGGCGCGGGGCAAAAGACAAGTTACATTCGCCCGTATAAATACAGTCAAACAGAAAATCCAGAATATGCTGGTGCTGGCACACCGTATTTCAAACAATCATACACAGCTCAAGAGCCTGTAAATGCAAATGATTGGGGTACGCGCACAACGATGGCTGATGGTGGTATTGCGGGTCTTGCGCAAGGCGGTCAACAAAGTGGGTTATCCCAACAAGATAATTTCTTGGGTCAAAATGCAATTTATCCAACTTCACATATTGACCACACTCAGTACGCTACATCTTCACAGTTGCCAACAAGCGCTGCAATCCGCGACTCTGACTACGATACACCTACTACGCCATATGCAGGACAAGAATACACGCGCATGGCTGAAGGTGGTGAGGCAGAAGCCAAAGAAGCTCCTCAGGCTGTAGCTTTACCCGCTGCGCAACAACAAGGCAACCCAACGCTTGCGGCACTAATGGCAATACAACAGGCTCAAACCCCTCAAGTAATTGTGCCTCAAGGCATTACGCAACCAATGATTCAGCCAGAATTGGCGCAAATTCAACAACACTACGCAACACCACAACGACAAGCTCCTGAGGCGTTTCAATACCAACAACCTGCCTTTGTAAAATATGGTAATGCGTACACAAATGGCACGGCTGGTGGTGCAGGGGGAGCCGCCGGTGTAGCGGGTGCAGGTGGTGCGGGTGCTGCTGGTATTGCTGCTCTTGCCACTAAAAAAGCCGCCGCCTCTCCTGCTTCCTCTGCTGTTGCGGGTGATTCTTCCGCGCCTCAAATTGCTGAGGTCTATGACTATGCCAACAACACGCCAACGCGTCCTTATAACCCGACATCAGGTTCGCCTGAGTTCAACATCCCGTCTAATGTGCCTGTTGATCCATCAAGTGGTTTAGCTGCAATACAGCAACGTTATGCCAACATGGGATATACGGACTATGTGCCTAGCGCTACCAATACAGACCAAGGCGCAGCTAATGGTGGTCTGATGCCACAAAACTTACAGTATGCAATGGGTGGGGGTATTGGTGACCTTGGCTCATACTCAGACGGCGGTAGGTTACTAAAAGGACCCGGCGATGGCGTCAGCGATAGCATCCCTGCTCAAATTGGTCGTCATCAGCCTGCTCGTCTTGCTGATGGTGAGTTTGTCATTCCTGCTCGGATTGTTTCTGAATTGGGGAATGGGTCTACAGATGCCGGTGCTAAACGTTTGTACGCCATGATGGATCGCATTCAAAACAATAGACGTAAGACTGTCGGTAAGGGTAAAGTAGCTGTTAACTCTAAATCAGACAAATACTTGCCAGCATGAACGTACAACACGTACCTATTGAGTTTGTGAATCAGGTATGGGTTCAGGCTGAAAGTTTTATAAAAGATGCAATTGAGCAGCAAGAAGGTGAACAAGACTACACGCTAGATCAAGTCAAAACGCTTGTGGTAACTGGGCAGTGGTTATTGCTTGTAGCCTCGAACGAAGAAAACGAGATTAGGGGTGCTGCAACGGTTAGTTTTTCAAACCGACCTAATCATCGTGTGGCGTTTATTACTTACATTGGGGGGCGGCTAATCACTAACCCCGGCACGTTTCAACAGACGTGTGCAATCCTAAAGCGCTACGGTGCTACATGTATTGAAGGTGCGGTCAATGAAGCTGTGGCTAGGCTCTGGCGGCGTTATGGGTTCACTGAAAAATATTCGATAGTCGGGGTAACTATATGAAGTACAACCATTTTGACATGCTGCCTGAACGGGCTTTCTTAAAAGTCGGCGGCAAGATCATGCCTCAAGGCGGCGGTGGCGGTCAACCAACGCAGACTACCGTACAAAACACTTCAATCCCCGAATACGCGCAGCCATACGTCGAAAGCACGCTTGGTAAAGCTGCTGCTTTAACGAACATCACAGACAATCCGTATCAACCATATCAAGGTCAACAAGTTGCTGGGTTTACTCCTTTGCAAATGCAAGCGCAACAAAATGTTGGCAATCAACAAATAGCACCTCAGTTAGCTGATGCGTCAAACATGGCGTACATGACCGGTCAGTATGGTCTTGGCACTCAAGGCACGGCTGCTCAACTTCAAAACGCTTCGCTTGGGTACGGTGCATTAGCTGCGGACACTGGGCGTCAATACGCTCAACAAGCCACAAATCCGTATGCTCAACAAGCGTACATGAACCCGTATTTGCAAAACGCATTGCAGCCTGCATTGCAGGAAGTGCAACGTCAATACGACATTACCGGCGCTCAAGAAATGGGCAACGCTACGCGATCAGGTGCGTTTGGTGGAAGTCGTGAAGCGTTAATGGCTGCTGAAAATCAGCGCAACAAGAACATGGCAATGAACCAAATGATTGGTCAGGGCTATAACACTGCATTTCAACAGGCTCAACAAGCGCAGCAGTTTGGTGCAAACCTTGGGTTACAAGGGCTGCAGGCGGGTCAACAAGGCGTTCAAGGCGCGGTTGGTGCTGGGCAGTATGGTCTGGCTGGTCTTGGGCAAGCAGGTGCTGCAGCTTCTACGTTAGGTCAATTGGGTCAAACCCAGTTTGGTCAAGAGCAGGCTGCTAACCAAGCAATGCTCACGGCGGGTACACAGCAACAACAGTTGCAGCAAAAAGGTCTGGATACTGCGTACCAGCAATACGTGGCGCAGCTTAACTACCCATATCAACAGATTGGCTTTATGTCCGACCTGTTGCGTGGTCTGCCATTGACTCAACAGTCAACGTCTATGTACCAGAACCCAAGCATGATTTCACAAGCTGCCGGTCTTGGCACTGCGGGTATTGGTGCGCTTGGTTTGTACAACCAAATGAATAAAGCAGAAGGCGGTGAGATTAAAGAAACCCGCATGGCTGATGGCGGCATCACCAAACTGTTCGACGTGGGCGGTGAGATTAAGTCTGATCTGTATCAGATGGAGCCACAAGACCTGCAGAAGTACATCACGCAAAGTTCAAGCCCAGCGGTTAAACGCATGGCTCGTCAAATTCTTGCCGAAAAAACTTTTGCTGCGGGGCAAGAAAACGCAGGTGTTACGCAGTTGCCTAGCAATTTACCAGTCATGGGGCATGCGGATGGCGGCATCATTGCGTTTGCTGATGAAGGGCAAGTTGTTGACCCAGTTAAAAATGCAACACCAAAAACATCTACGTATGGTGAGCTTCCGCTTATGAGTCCTGAAGCTCGAGAAAATTTTTCTCAGTATCAACAAATGTACAAAGATATGCGCAGTGATGTGCCGCAACAACGCGATGAAGCTAAATGGCTTGCGCTTATGCAGGCTGGTTTTGGTATTGCTGGCGGTACATCACCAAATGCGTTTGCTAATATTGCTCAAGGTGCGCAGCCAGCGCTGACTCAGTATGCAACGGCGCTTAAAGACATTCGTAAAGAAGACCGTGAAGCAGTTAAAGGTCTTATCGACGTCGGCCTTAGCAGAGAGAAGTTTATGCAAGAAGTTCAAAAAATGGGTGTTGACCTTGAGAAGTCAAGGATTGCCTACGATGCTGCAGTTGATGCCGCAAAAGTTAATGCTGCAAGTCGTATTAACGCTGCGGGTGCTGGGGCTAAACTACCCACTACGGGCAGCATTATGGACCAGCAAATTAAAACTGGGATTCTTATAGATCAATTAACAACTAAAGCAAAAGAAGGCCCGCTGACTAAAGATGAACAAGCTGCTTTGAACACTGCAATATCAAGCCAAAAACACTATATGGATATTTTGGCGCAACAACGTCCTGTGCAGCCAAACGCTGCGATACCAAACGCAGTTACAGCTCGACTTAAAGAAGACTCTGAATACAATAACTTAGAGGTTGCGTTGTATAGAGCGCGTAATGATCCTGCTGCGCAGGCAGAGATTAAGGAAAAAATGGACGCCCGAGTTGCTAAGATACAAGAAGATATTTCCGCAGGGGGTAGTGGCGGACGCGGTGTTGTTGGTGCTGGGGGAGCTGGTGGCGCACCTAACACGGGCGGTTCAGTAGGTTTGCCTTTTGGTGGTATTCGCTCACCGCAAGCGCCCGCTGCCCCTGCTTCTTCAGGTATATTTAACTATGATCCAAATAATCGTAGACTAATAACCGTAGGCAACTAATTTTAGGTGGAGTATCACTATGGCGGTAGTTAACATCCCTAACGTGGGATCGGTGAACTTTCCTGATTCAATGTCGCAAGCTGACATTATCAACGCAATTGAAAATGATATTCTGCCTAATTACGCAGGGGCTGCTGCTGCACCACAAAATGCAGTACAAACACCAGTAGCTGCCGCACCTGCGGTTACTGCGCCTACACCGGTAACTGAGACACCTACGCCAGAAGAATACTATGACCCTATGACGGGCGCTCCCGTAGGGAACATATCGTCTGCTACCCCGCAAAAAACACCAAAGTTGCCCGGGTCTGTTATGGCTGGGGTTAATGAAAATTTGCCACCAACGCAAACACCGCAAATTGATCCGGCGGTAAAAAATATTTACGATGCCGCTTCACAAGAAGAACGAGTAAAGCTTGCAAAATCTGACATAAGATTTGCTGAAGTAGCTAAGTACTACCGTGACCTAGACATAAAAAACAAAGAGTATTTAGAAACTAATCCGTCAGGTGCGATTAACCCATACATGGCGGACGATCGACTTGAGTATCGGGTTAGGGATTACATACGACAAGGTATGTCCCCTGAGGTTGCTTTAAATACGGCTAAACAAGATGCGCTTGAAGGCAAACCTTCGCACGTTTCAACAGCCGGGGAAGTTAAAGAAGCACCTGAAGAGTACATGCTAAAACGCGGTTATGCGTTAGACCCTAAGGCTCCGGGCTATGAGACCGCACTTAAGTTAGCGCAACGCACCGCACTAAAATCATTGTATGGGTTTGCTCAAGCAGGTGGTGGGCAACAAAAGTTTTTAGCCGAAGCTATTCTTGGAATTGACCCAAGTGATACAAATAAAACACTTGACTACCTTAGTAAACATACAGAAGCGTTAGGTGATCCAACATCAAAACCTTTAGCTCTTGTTGAAAACGCGGTCAGCTCAATTATTCAACAACTACCCGGGTTACTTACTGGTACAGAAGCGTTGTCTTTAGGGTCAATGTTTTTGCAAAGTTTTGGGCAAACGTATGACGATAGCCGCAGAAAAAATCTTGGTATTGGTGAAAGCACTTTTAGGTCTGCAGCTTATGGCGCACTTGAAGTATTAGGGGAAAAACTTGGTTTAGGCGATACTTTAAAAGGTATTAAGGCTGCTTCTCGTGGCATCCCTGACAAAGAGCTAATCGAACATTTTGCTAAGTCATTAGCTAAAGAAATACCCGGTGAACAATTAACTTATGCGGGCCAATTTGGTATTGACAAAGCATTTGCTCTAAATCCAGAAGCTGGCATCAAACAATTTTTAAATGGTGCTGTAGATACGCTGGCTGCTACTGTTGCGCAAGGCGGCATAATGATGGGTGGCGCTGCTGCTATCAACAAAGCCAATCAAGTTTACAGTGATGCAGCGGGTACTAGACGCGCTGAAGATGCAGCAGAAACAGCAAAACAAAATGCTTTGCAAAAAGCGCAAGATATGTTTAAGTTTACGCCTAAACAAAAAGGCGAGACTGTTGAGCAACTTACTAGCGTAACACCACCTGAGCAACCTGAAGAAGTAAAACCTCTTTCTGATCAGGGCGTCATTTGGCTTGAGCCTACTGAACAAACTGCAACTGAACCTTACATCGACCCTGAAACGGGCGAAGTTATGGAGAAACGCCCTGAACCAAAAATTGGTAGTGGGGGCAATGAAGCAGTTATACAGCGTCGTGCTGCCGAAATAGCAAGTGAGCTTGGTGTACCCAAGAATATTGCGTTGGCTATGGCGCAACGGGAAGCTTCAGAGAGGGGACAAAATGTCGAGCGAGCGCCTGCAAAACCTGACACTGGACGAGTTGAGCCAAGCATTTCTGTGCTTGAGTCAGAAGCACCCGCCGCCGAAGTCACTACACCACCTGATACTACAGGACTGGCTGGACCTGTCGAGACTCCTGAACCATCTGTTGCAGGAAAAGGAGAAGAGCCTGCTGCACTAGGTGAGATACCTACGCTTACTGAGCGCCCACCTGCTGCTGAGGAAACGCCTAAAACAGAAAAAGAACAGTTACAAGCTTTGCTTGCGTATGATGAAAATCGCTTAGCAACTTTACCTAAAACTACTGCTAATAATGGTGAGCGGTTTCACCTTGAAGCATCAATCAAGGACATCAAAGAAAAACTTGCGGCTCAAGAACCCACCGCTGAAACTGTTACCGCTAAAGAACCCACTGCTGAGACCCCTGCCACCCCTGTTGAGCAAGCACAAACTAAATTAGCCGATGCAGAGACTGCAGTGGCTGAGGCAACGACGCCTGAAGAAAAGACAGAAGCCACCAAACAGCGCAACGTGGCGCGGCAAGAGTTGAAGAAAGCTGAAGCTGCTGCACCTGTTGAAAAAACACTTGCTGCTACCACTACAACCGAAGTAGCTAAGCCTAAGCGTGGTCGTCCACCTAAGCCCAAAGCTGAAGTCACTACGCCTGTTGCCCAAGAAAACAAACCTAAGCGCGGGCGTAAACCTAACCCCCCATTGCCTCCTGATCTTCAGGCTGCTGCTGATAAGACACGTAAAAAGAATCAGGAAAAAGCAATCTATGCTGGGCGCGATGTAGACAAACTTATTAAGTTCCTCAGTACTGAGTTCGATCCGGCTAACCACAAATCACCTGAGTTCACAAAAGTGGCAACGCAGGGGTTGCAGAATGTGCGCCGTGAGTACATATACAAACTTAACGAGTTTGCTAATAAGCATCGTGGTAAACCAAACTCAGGCGGCAAGGCAAAAGACTTTCTAGCCAACAGCGACAAGATTACGCTTAAAGAGCGTTCTGATCTTGCTGAGCGTTTGCAATTTGAAAAGAGCCGTAGACCATCTCCTGCACAAACAAAGTCGGCGGGTACACCTGTACCAGCTTTCTACAAATTTACAACTGCTACTCAAGCGATCAATCACATCATCCGCAATGGTACGCCGTTTGAGCGGGCACTAGCTGCACGCCTTAAGCCATTTGTATCTGATGTGCGGCTTATCATTGCCAAGGATGAGGACTCAACGCACCCAGCAATTGCTGAGATGATTGAGGACCCCGAGAACGATGTTTCAGCATCAGGCGTGTATAGCTCTGTGCAGTTTGGGGATAAGTTCCATAGAAACATTGTTTTGCGTGGTGAAAACTTTGGCGACGACCCCGGACAACAGGGCGTTAACAACATTATCTTTTTGCATGAAGCATTGCATGCCGCAACCGAAGCCAAGATTGATCAATGGCAGACGTTAACAAATGCTGGTAAACCTGTACCACCCGAGCTGAAAAAAGTTATCGACGAGTTGTTCGGTACGATGGCTGATGCGCAGGTGCAGTACGAGAAGATGAAAGCCTCAGGTGAGTTCATATCAGTTAACTTGCGCCATAAGTTTGAAAGCAAAGAAAACAACGGGCTTGATATTCTCAACGACCTGAAAGAGTTTGTTGCTTACGGTATGACCGACCCCGAGATTCAACAATTTCTGTTGGATACACCCGGCGCTGTGCGTAAAGATGCAGCAACAGGCTTCTGGAAAAACTTGTTCAATCGTTTTGTCAACAACTTGCGCAAGATGTTTGACATGGATGACAAGCACCAGTCGGCGCTTCAAGACCTTATCCTTATTACAGAAGGCATACTGCAAGAACAAGAGTTTGAGCCTGCTTACTCAGCCAATACAGAGCTAAACGCATCTGTAGCAAAAGCAGATAAAAACTTAACTAAGATTGCTGCGTCTAATAACCAACAAGATGTAATTGATGGTATTCAAGGTAACGTACCAACTCATGACTTTGGGCTATACGACAAGTTAATGAAATCTAGGTTCCCCGCGATGGGTAGTGGGTTTATAAGCAAATCTTTAGGTAAATTACAAACGTCTGACATTATAAGGTGGCAAGGCGATAATATACCCGCGCTTAAACGCATAGATGAACTTGTTGAGCGCATGGTTGGATCGCGTATGAACATGGAAAAAGCTTTTGCCAAAAAAGCCGATAAGCTGGCAAAATTCATGCGCTACTCAAGAAGATCGTCGCGGCAAGCGTTAAGTGATGCTATGCACTTAGCGCGTTTAGAAAGTGTAAGCCCTACAGAGTTTTCAGATCGTCAAGATGCGCTTGCTAATGATTTGCGTGTAGTTGAATTAACTAAACTGGCAAATGACCCAAGAACAAACCCTGACGAACTTAATGCCATCGACGACAAAATAAAAAAACGAGAAGCCAGCATCAACAAAGTATTTGATGCTTGGGAAAGGTTGGGGCAAGTTAAAGATGGGCAAGAGATGTACCGTATGGTGCGTAAGTTTTATAAAGATATGAACGTTTTGCATCGTACGTTGCTTGATGAACGTATAGATCGTTTGAATCTATCGGGGGCAGTTAACGACCCAACTACCCCCAAGGGTAAGTTAATGTTGTCCGTGCGTCGTATGTTTGAGGGGAGTGATTATGCTGGTGTAGATGAATACTTCCCGTTTATGCGACATGGTGAGTATTGGCTGCGCGTAAACGGCCCAGAAGGTCGTGAGTTTTACATGTTTGATAACGGCTCTAAGCGTAATGACTTTTTACATATTCGCGCAGCGCAGCTTGGCCTTGACGTAAAAGACCCTAAAGCATTTGACGCTGGTGACACTAGCAATGAGTTACGCAATAAATATAGTGGTGAAAGCAAAATACTTGCGGAGATGTTTGACGTAATTAACCAGCACTTTGATAACACTAAAATACCAAACGCTGCAAATATGAGCGAGGCAGAGCTTAAAAATGCGCAAGAAACCCAAGCTCAAGCGTTGGAGCAATTAAAAGACTCGTTGTATCAAACGTATTTGATGACAATGCCTGAGCAAAGTTACCGCAAACAATTTTTGCATGCTGAAAACGTAACTGGTTTTAGTTCAGACGTGTTTCGTAATTTTAAAATGTCTGCAACAAAACTGGCTTCACAAGCGTCTAAGCTGGCGTATTCTGATTTGATCAATATGGAAGTGCAAAGTGGATATGATTCACTAGAAGGTATGCCTGCACTTGAACGCGCTAAGATGCGCTTGTTTGTTGATGAAGTTGGTTTTCGAGCAAACGCTGAGATTAACCCGCAAGAAGATAATATTTACGCTACAGGTCTTAACCAGCTTGGTTATTTTTGGATGTTGTCAGGTGTTGCTACCGCAATTACTCAAACTACTTCAATACCTATAATGGTAATGCCAATCTTAAACGACGAGTATGGTTACGGTAAATCGGCAGCTAAATTTACTAAATACATGCAGTTATGGAAATCTGTAGGGGTAACTGAAAATGGGCCAAATGGCGATACAAATTGGTTTGCGCCATCTATGGGTACTTCAAAATTAGTTCAAAGAGACCCCATACTTAAACGTGCTTTTGCAGAAGCTTCTGAACGTGGCATCTTATCTCAGACTTCAATTTCTGTGCTTACAAACCGTAACCGCACACCCGCTAATGCTTACTCTAATATTCCCAGTGCTTTTTTACGGGCTACTAAAATAGGCATGTCAGCGTTGTTTAATGGCGCAGAACGTATGACCCGCGAAATGACGTACATGATGACGTTTGAGTTGGAGTATGCAAAAACAAAAGACTTTGATAAGTCAGTGCAAAAAGCAATTGATGTGGTGCAAGAAACACTTGGTCGTTACGACAACTTTAATCGCCCACGTATTTTGCGCAACGTTTTAGGACGTACTGTTGGGCAGTTTAAAATGTATGCCGTCAACATGACGTCGTTTTTTATGCGCAACGGATACAACATTTTTAAAGGTATGTATGAGGGCATTACAATAGGTAAGGCTGATCTATTACTTTCTTCTATGCACCGCTTAGGTGGCGTACTAACTATGGCGGCGTTGTTTGGTGGTATTACTGCACTACCGTTGTATACCACAGTGTGCGCAGTAATTGATATGTATATTGATTTTTTTGGGGATGACGAAGAAAAGAAACGGCGTATTGCTCGTAACCCCTACACAGCAGAAAGTGCTGACTTGCGTTTTCGTTATGAATTTTTACCTGAATGGTTTGGCCCGATGAGGTATCAAACAACCAAAGGGCTTGACGGTAGAGAACATACTCTAGCGTCCATATTGGAAAAAGGCGCTGTATCTGAACTTACTGACATTAACGTAGGTTCACGTACGTCGTTTGATGGTATGTGGTGGCGCGGCGGAAAACATGGCGACACCGAAAGAGAAAAAGTTGAAAACTTTTTAATTGCAAACCTTGGTGCGGGCGCTGAAACTATTTTAAAAATCCCCGAAGCAATGACTGAGTGGAGAAACGGCAATATTTTACGGGGGTTTGAAAAAATATTACCAGCTATGCTCAAAAACGTTGTGACTGAAGAACGGTTACGTAGAGAAGGGGCTAAGACACCGTCAGGCAAACTCATAATGAGCAAAGAAGAATTTTCTTCGTTTAGCTTGGCGATGCAAAGTCTTGGCTTTCAAAGTACGGCATTAGCTCGAGTCCAAGAAAATGGTATTAAGTTACAAGAAGAAATTGTGTTGGCTGCAGAGCAACGTGCGAACATACTTAAACGGCTCGGTACGACAATGCTCAGTGAAGATGCTACGGATAAAGACGTTGAGCGTGTATTTAATAAGATCGACGAGTATAACGATCGTTACGTTGCGCTTAAACATTTGCGCATAGACCCAAATACTATTAAAGAAGTAGTAGATCGGGCAAAAGGCAAAGAAAAATACATGTTCAGAGGCATGTACATACGCAAAGAAGATTTGCCGTACCTACTTGAGTTGCGTGATGTTGCCGAACCCGGGCAAAGAAAATAAAAAAACCCCCACTGCTAAGGTGGGGGGAAAAAGGAGATTTTCTTCAAGGAAAAGCAGCATGGCTGCAGAGTCAGTATAACGTCAAACCCGCCATATACGTATCCCCCTGACGTTTTCCTCAATCACGACCTTCATAACAACATCAAACTTTTGTTTTCTTACCACAGCTAAGATGTTCTTCTTAGCCTCACTGCAGTTGATGCAGGGTATGAAAAATGAATGCCCACGCTTGAAGTTACGCCAGTTGACGTTATACGTTAGCATCTCGACTTTCATCGCCCAACTCCGGTAAGACTATCCCATCCATGTCAATAAACTCAGAGTTTGAGCAGTCAAACATCAGGGTATGCACAGCGGGTGACGTGATCTTCATGCCCTTAGACATACGCTTGTTGGGGTTGCCGATCGCAAACCCGCGCTCTTTAAGCTCACGCAGTGTATCTTTGTAGTTGATCTGACGCTCAACACAGTCCTTCCTGAAAGCGCCAGTCACGAAGTACATGTGCTTGGTATCAGGCTCGTAGCGTATGAGCAGCTCACCTCGTGGCTCAAGTGTTGGTAAAGCGGCGGCTGAGGTGCGGTTATCGTGGTCAGCTTTCACCACAAGGATGTTTTGCATATGGCGGTTAATGTAGTCACCCACAATGCTCACTGCGTCATGCAGCGGTGGTCTGATCTCTTCGCGCATCGTCTGAATGGTTTTGCATACCCACGTATATATAGACCGCATATCGTAGGTTGATAGCCCCAAGCTATTAGCAATCAAGCCACCAGCAATGTTGCACGCAGCAACAGCCGACCAAAAACGTTCGGGGGCAGTTAGTCTAAGCTCTGAATCAATCTTTGCTTGTATCTTAAGTATCGTCTCAACTGCTTCTTCAAGGTTGTTCACCAGCCACTTGATGTAAATCTCACCCGCATGCCCATAGTTTTGTTTGAGCTGATGGTCAAACATGCGCTTGCCTTCTTCAGTCGAGATGACACCGTTAGGCACAATGTCGTATTCAAACAGCCGCAGCATCTCTGCATTGCCACCAGCTTTGACGCTTGCCAACTTCTCATAAAAACTTGCGTTGGCGCTACACAGCGACATGGTCTGCCAAGTGGTTGAGTTATCCCGCAGCTCGTTCGTTGCGCCTTTCATGCGGTCACTGCCTCGACCCTGTGACATACTGTATGCCAAGTTTGAGAAGTCCTCAGGGGTAATGTTGGTGATCTCGTCACAGGTAAACGGCAAGTTGTTCATAATGCCTAAGCGGTGCGTGCGTGCAGCGTTGGTATCGCGCCAAATTGAACCCAGTGCCTCAGGGTGTCCGTAGACGCTATTGCACATAAACAGCGTAGTTGACTTGCCCGAGCCGCCTTCCTTGTAGATCACGTTGATGATTGCGCCCTTAAGCCCCGTAAACTTAAACAGCGGCGCACCAAATGCAGTCAGTGCAGCAAATGCGTGTGGTTCCATCCCGGGCTTGGCGTACATGTTGAAAGCTTCTTTCCACTTAGAAAAGTCACCCACTGGGCCAATGTGTTCTGCTATTGCTTTCGTAGCCGTTGACGGTGGACTGCCGTACATGCCTTCTTTGCTTACTTCCATATCCCCAAGTATGAACTTGGTGTTGTTATCAGCCCAACCAAACTGAGTCCTCATAATCTCTACCTTTTTTGAATACTGTAAGTTTTTAACAAATGCGTTAACAAACGTGGCTAGGTGCGTCATCTGTGTGGGAGTACCCGCCACACCATTCTTAGCCAGCACCTTGCGCAGATCATCTTTCACTGCAATCACTGCCTGCGGTACGACAAACTCAACCACACCGTCCATGGGTAAGTGCAGTCTAAGCAGGGCTACGTGACCGTCAGTTGGGTCTTTCATGCGCTTGACTACATACAAGGCATGCTCATACACGCAAAAGGGTTCTGCTTCTTCACCAGTAGGGGGCAGGTAAATCGCGCCGTTAGGCCCTTTCTGATAAGGCTTGGGGTACGCTGGTATCTTGTACTGCGGTGACAACTCATCAACGATGCCTGTCTCATCTTCTTCGGGTACGTCTACCTCAACTTCAACCGTATCGTCCTCTTCTACAACTTCTCTGCTAAGTGCAATCGGTCCATGGATTTTGCCCTGCCACTTGCAACCCTTGCACCCACTTGGATTGGTCTTTTCAAACGTCACGCAACGATGCGGTCCACCCTCTGCGCCACCTTGTGATGCCTTACGTTCGGTAGCGTGGTAGTCGTAGTCAGGGTGCTGATTTGAAATCATGTGAATGGCTTTATCACGATCCACGCACTCATTGGCTACAGTCAGCGCCGACCACCACAATGGCTCGGGGGTTTCGGCTTGGTTCATAAACACATAATTCAACTGCTGACATCCATCCTCGCCACGAATCATGATGTTCTTGAATTTCTGTATCGTGTTACCTGCAAGTGAGTCGGTCAGGAAGTTAAGCCCCGGCTCATTGACAAGCGGTGCGGTATTAAATATGGTTGCTTCTTCCGGTGGGCGCACGCCCAACAGCTTAGTGAACGCATCAAACGCTACGGGCTTACCTGTGGTTATTACAGTAACGTCAAGCGGGGGGTCTGACTTAAAATTAAAAGTCCCGGGTATCCTCAATACTCGAGCAGCCTCAAACACACTAGAGTCAACGTATAAATCGTGCAGTATGCAAAGCTCGTTCAGTCTTGCGGCAACTGGTTCCCACTCTTTGCGGGTTACCGTCTGCTCTAATACCCAGTACACATGTAGACCGCGTCCTGAGTTAACAATAATTGGTTTGGGCAAACCCACCAATACGCAAAACCGCTGCAGCTCAACTAGACCTGTGCCTTGGTCGATGTAACCAAACGGGCGATTAGTAGCTGAGTTAATCAGCTCTTTGCCTTCGCCGCAATCAATGTCCATCCAAAACGATTTGATGCCTAATACGTTGGATTGCTTACGGCTTTCACCTGTAGCGTACTTAGCGCAGCCAAAAAACACATTGCGCCCATCGCTTACAAACTGCTCCGCAAACTTATCTACTTCTTCTCGTGTCTCAACCAGCTCTTGTTTTATGGATTTGCCCTTAATGCCAACGACTGCAAACCACCCATCAGCGGGAAGCACTGCGTCGAGAAGGTCAAACGTATCCATCTATTTATTCCAGAGACGAGTAGGCAGGGGGCAAGCCCCCAAGTCCATACCCAATGGTTATTTAAGTTTTTTTAAGTACTCTGTAAGAGCGGGTACGTAGGCAGCTTGGGGTTCGTGCAAGCCCATAAACCAGTTGTATATCGTCATTCTGCTGACGCCTAAACTCTCGGCAACATCTGACACTGGAATATTTTGGGCTATGCACAAACGACCAACAGCTACGCCAAGATGACGACGACTCGCCTTCTTGTTCCGTTCAATGAGCATTGAACTGTATCCGTAGCTCATGATGTTTTACGCATCGCTCCATGCGCTGATAACCGATGCCAAGTCTTTCTTCGGTGCAGGTGCATCCTCAGGCTTCTTGGTTACGCGTTTGACAGGCTCAGGCATTTCCTCGGCATCTTCGGCTTCAACTACTTTTGCCTTTGCTTTCGGTGCTGGCTTTTCAAACTCTTCTACTGGAGTACCGGGTAATGCGAGTGGCTTCTTCACACCATCGGTTTGCGCAACGGTCATGGTGATTGCGTTTTTAGCCTCTTGTGAATCACCGGCTTCTTTGGCAATTTCCCATTCTTCTTGCGTGATGTGGCGTACAGGCGAGAAAAGCAACTTAGGCGTATCGCTGTCGGTGTCCAAGCTAACCTGTGTCACGATCTGATTGATGTTGCGACCATTGCCAGCGATGTACTTACCGTAGCTCTCGAACGGGTGGATGTTGCCCTCACCCTTACCAAAGATTGACTGCGATGGAAGCGTTAACTGATACACCGCACCGGTCATATCACCTTCAAGCAGTACAGCAATACGACGCTGATAACGGCAAGCACGACTTGTACCATCACCTGACCCAGCGATATTCTGTGGGCACTCGGCGCAGGTCTTGCCTTGCTTCTCTTCAACGTGCGCATCAGGCACATCGCCATCGTTTGACCAACATGTAGGTGGCACGATTTCATCAGGGTTGTACTTACCAGCATAAAACACACGCGATACGTTCTTACGCGCATTGATGATGATCACGTTCATCTCACGACCAGTCAGCTTGCCAACTTCTTCACCGTTAACAATCTTGCGAAACACACCACCACGAATCGAAATGCGTTTTGCACCGCCACCACCAGCCAATGATTTGGTTAGGTCATTAAGCTCAGCGCCGCGCAGAAAGTCGGGTAACTCTTGATTGAAAATTGAAACATTGCTCATTGCTACTTCTCCTGAAAAATTAGCTTCTTTTTACTACGATTGTGTATTTGCTATCTGACCACAAGCCGGGGGGCAGTAAGTCAGGATGCTCTTCTAAAAACTGCTTCAAGTTTGCTTGGTGCAGTCGTTGTTGCAACAGTCCAAATGCGTCATGCTGCTTAATAAACTGGTGCATTGAACCCCAATCATTTGTGTTGTAGTTTGTCGTTACTTTGCGAATGATTGTCCCTTCATTAGTACGCATGCTAGATATGTCAAGCGCCTTACACATCTCAAGCATTTCGTTTGAGATTGCCTCAAGCTGGTCATTCAAAGCTGTCAGCTCTTGCTTATGCCGCTCAACTGCTGCTTCCTTTGCATCGCGTATCTTAATGTAAATTTTTGCCAGCTCTTCGGCTGATACTTTTGGTGCGTCTGTTTCCATGAAGTTCTCCTGTTGAATTGTTATTATAAATAACTTTTTTACTTTGTCAAGAAGTTTCTTCAATCTCCTGACGATAAAGATCAATTATTTTTGTGTGGTTGTCGATGTTGGTGTTTAGCATTTTGTATAACCGATCTTCCACTTCACTACCCGTAACATGTACGACAGTCATAGCATTCTTTTGACCGGGCCTGTTAATACGCGCATTGGCTTGCAGATACGTTTCGACTGACATTACGGGGGCATACCATATAACAGTGTTAGCTGCGGTGAGCGTGAGACCGTGTGATGCTGCCTGAGGCTGGATGATAAGCACCTTGACCCGATCTGTATTTTGAAAGTCATCAACGATACTACTTCTGCGGTTAACCGGCACTGCGCCGTTGATCACTTCACTAACGATATTGTTTTTCGTGAGGTACGTTTTAAGCAGCTCAATCGTGTGCGTGAATGGCACAAACACTAACACCTTGTGCGACGACTCTTCAATCACCTCAAGCACAACTTGCAGCCGGTTAGACACATCAAACTCAACGACTTCTTTTTGGTCTGTGTAAACTGCACCGCCGGATATTTGCAACAGCTTGTTTAGGTTTGTCGCTGCATTGGCTGAGCTGATCTCTTCACCCGCTGCCTTCATAATCATGTCGTTCTTGAGCATGCGGTAATACTTCATCTGCTGCGCGGTAAGCGGTGCGTGCCGTTCAACATGGGTTACGTCAGGTAAGTCCAAGCATTGATCCTTCTCGAACCTTATTGCCGGTTGCAGCACGTTATGCACTACGGCTTGCGCATCAGGTCGAGGTATCCAACGAAACATGCCAACCTTATACATAACCTGATCTCTAAACTGCCCAAAGAATGGCGCAACGCCCTTGGGGTTTACAAGCTTTGCCAAACCATACGCATCCACAGGCGATTGTGCTGCTGGCGTACCAGTAAGCATCCACAGGCCCCGTATCGTTTTATTCAGGTCACGCATGACCTTCCACCTTTCGGTTGTCGGGTTCTTATACGCTGACGCTTCATCAACCACGATCAAATCAAACCCGCCATTTGCCACATCATCCTTAACGATAGCCAGCCCGTCAAAGTTAATGATCACAAATTCTGCACCACCATTTACAATCTTGGCGCGTTTCTTCCTGTCACCATAGGCTATGTCGCAAGTGCGGTGCATCGCAAACTTAAACAAGTCGTTCTGCCATGCTGACTTCATGATCGACAGGGGGCATACCACCAGCACCCTACGCACTACGCCAATATTCATAAGGTAATCAGCGGCCCAGATAACTGAAGCGGTTTTACCAGTACCTTGCTCGTTGAAGCAAAATGCCTTGGGCCGTTCGGCTAAGAAGCTTGCTGTTACTTTCTGATGTGCAAAGGGTGTAAACTGCCCGGGCCAGTTGTAATCATTCATTTCTTTTTGCGTTCTCTCGCGCTAACCTCAGACACTAAATTGTGCTTTGAGTCTCGTTTAAATGACCGGTTGCTGTTCGCATCTTCAACTCGTATACCGTCTTTGAGCGAACCGCCTTTGTCGATCGCCTTCACATGGGCAGCATCCTTGCCATCACCCTTGTGCAGCTTGCCTTCTTTCATCAGCTTTCTGCGGGCTTTGTTGCGCTCGGCACGCTCTTTAATATGTTCGGGTTTACCCTGATAGGTAGCGTACTCTTGTTTGTAGTCACGGGGCTTCGTCATCTTTAATCTCCATCGGTCTGATACCGGTAATCATGTGAGTGTTAAGTTCTGCACTTGTCAGTTTAAACTCTTCAGGCGTAGATTCCCATAGCGGCTTGCGCTCGTCTTTGTCCACGTTTTTAAGCATCTGCCCGACCTTAATGGCAATTTCGAGCAACATCTCTTCCTTCTCGCGCTTGATGGCTTCCTGAATCTGCTTACCAATTATGTTGATGACGGTGCGCTCAACATTTTTACCAATAAGGTTGTTTACTCGCTCTTGCAACTTGCCTTCAAGCAGCAGCATTGAGTCGATGTTTTGTTGATCTTCCATTTGATCGGGGGTCATTTTCTTTTCCTTTGATGTACACACGTATCCACAGGGCAAAAACCGCACAGTGGGCCTGAAACTGGATTCCACACCTTGTTGCCCAACGCCGCTTCAAGCCGGTCAAGCTCAGGCTTCATGGTCTCAAGGTACTTGGTTTTATAAAAGCTGTGATGCTCTTTCTTAACAAACTCGCCACTCACCACAAACGCCAACGCCGACTTGATCTCAATCACCTGCGGGAAGTGCAGAAACACCCCTGCCGCCAACAGATCAAGCTGCTTAGTATCCGCATACTTTGCATTTTTACTGGTCTTGTAGTCAGCTAAGTAAGCCCTGCCACCATCAATGATTACCAAGTCAGCAATGCCATGCCACCAGTAGTCGGGTGCATCAAACGCACAAGCCACAAACTTACCCTTGCGGATAGCAATGCCCATCTCAAGCTCACAATGCTTCTCACCCTTGATGTTTTTGAACGCCTCAAGTATCGGGCGCATATAGGCAAACTTCTCAGGCACATCCACACCATCACGGATGTAGTCCTCAGCCGCCTTATGCACGAGCGTGCCGTAGTGCGCAGCTTCACCCGCCTCATCAACAACGTCTTTGGCAATCTTTAAGTGGTAATACTTCTTCGGGCATTGCTGAAATGTTTTCAGGCTGCTGTACGACCATTGGATGCTCATTTCTTTTTCCTGTAAGCGGCAACAAAAAACTTAGCGGCATCACAATCGCTTAGGTTCTGCCAATAGTAAGACCCGTCACACGCAAGCTGAATGCACAAACCTTCATGGTTATCAGTAAATGAAACAATAGGCTCAGGCTTGGCTAACGCTTCTTTGAGTGCTGCTGCCGCTGCGTTCACAAGGTCTTCGTCAAATGTTTTGTATGACTCTTCCTCGCTATCGTAGTCCCAGTTGCAGGTGTTCAAAGCATCCAACGCTTGCTGCATGATTGCTCTGCTCATTCTTCTGTCGTCTCAATTAGTTTTTGTAAGTAGTGCTGTGCTTTACGCAAGTCCTGCACACCGTTTTTGTCCTTCCACCTACTGACGTACTTGATGATGTTGCCTTCCAGATAGCCAAGGTTGTTTGCAACGATGTAGTCCCATGGCTGAATGTGCTTGTCTTTGTAATGCTCACCACCAACCTGCACAGCGTTTGCGTCTTGTTTTGTCATGTCTTGCTCTTGCTTGATAAAGTCGTTAATTGTTAGTGGAGGATACATTCGTTGACCTCTTACGTTTAGGTTTAATAGCTGTAATGCCCTCTTCAACTTCGGGTTCAGCATACTTGGCTTTGATCATTGCATCTGCGGTTTCGTATGCAAGGGCTGATACCGTGTCCGGTCTAAACCCAAACGATGCACGCCCGTTCAATATGCCCATCAACGCCAACCCTGCAAACAAATCTCTTAGGTCTTCATCATTCATTAAATTTTTCCTTTAGTTCTTCAGTACGTTTTTCATACTCTATATCAAATATTTGATTCAGCCCGGGCAACAACTCTTTGAGTAACTGCGCACGACTAATCGCCCCGCCCTTACGCTCTAAGTCATACGCTGTAAGCAAGCGGCGCATTACCTCTTTAGTAAAAACTCTTGGTTTGTATATTGGTGCTTCGGGGGTATCAAGGTAGACGTTATGCATTGCTAACAAGTTAGTCCAACGCCCAAAATCAATAAACTCTTTAGGGTTAGTTTTCCTGCGCTCAAGCAGCAACGCAACGCCTTTATTTATCGCCATATAAGCTCCTTCGTAGGTTTGCTGCCATGACTTCTTTAGTTTCTTGCATAGCCTTGGCTAACGCTTTCGTATAGTCTTTCGACACTTGGCGCATTGGGTCATGCTCACCTTGAAGCAACTCATTCATGACCGCTTCGGTAAAGCTTTCGCCTTTTTTACCTGTTGGGTAAGTACGTGTATCATTTAGGTTAACTTTGTAATCCCTAAATAAACCACTCCACCGCATAAGTTCAAACCGATCAAGCTGAGGTACAAACTCTTGGGGATGTGTTTCACGTCTTGCCAACAATATTTCAACGCCTTTGTTCATTTGTTTTTCCATAAGTTTGCGTATGCTTTTGCATAGTCTTCGGGTTTGATACCCATTCTCTTCGCCATGAGTAACTGAGTACCAGTAAGCTTCACAGTTGTCTTTGGCTCTTCAAGGTCACTTCCAGTAAGTATCCTGTGTATAACCTGCCTATTAAACTCCCGTGGGTTTTTGGGGTTATGTTCCTTGTCCAACGGATACGCATCAAACGCAATTAGCAAAGAAGTCCAACGCCCCATTGAACAAAACTCTTCAGGGTGAATCTTCTTACGTTCAAGCAGCAACTTAACGCCTTTGTTCATCAGCACTCCCCATAGCTTTTGCCAATACCGCTTTCGCAATTTAGCGGCAGCTCTAATGCCCACGTAGGGCGCATGCGCATACACATCTCGACATACTCTTGCGCAACCTCGGCTTCATCTTCAGGCGCAACGATTGCAATTGCATCATGCACAGTCATTACCACTTTGTACTTCTTCGCTATGCGTAACATCTGCTCGCCAATTATGATGCGAGCCAAGCCTTGACACAGGTTCTCCACGACCTTACCGCCGTATATCTTGTTGGGTATGACTGCCTTACCCTTCTTGGTGTCATACACATACTCATCTTTCCCATCTTCCTTGGTTTGCTTACGCAGGTTTGGGTACTTAATGTGCAGACCATTAGGCATACGTATGCCTTTCTTACCATCAACGACCAACACACCTTCACGTCCTAAATCACACGTTTTGTCCTCTGCGATAGCGTCAAGTGCGCGACCGGCTTGTCGCCATAGCTTCGTAATTGATGGGTATGTGTCGCGGTAAACTTGGATGATTCGAGCCGCTTCAGCTTCTTCAATGTCCACCCCAAAAGTTTTAAGTTGCATCTTGAATTTTGCAGCGCCCATACCATAGCCCGCACCAAGAATCGTTGTCTTGCCAACAAAGCGTTCGTCTTTAGTAATTTCTGATTCCGCCTTGCCATAGATAGCAGAAGCCATGATTTTGTATACATCTTTGCCTTCCTCAAATGCTTGCACTAAGTCATCCTGCCCTGCCAACCACGCCACCGTACGCGCCTCAATCTGTGATGAGTCTGAGTCAATCATCATGTAGCCTTCGGGTGCGCGGATAGCATGCTTCAAAGGTGATTTACGCCCAAGGTTCTGCATATTCACTTTGTCATCGCCACCCCAACGCCCTGTGTGTGCTGCGTAATAGCGTAGTGGTATGGGCAGTCTGCCACGCGAAGAAATGCTGATCAACCGCTGAGTCCTTGTCTCTTCTTGCGTAGACTTAAGCCCTAGACGGGCCGCAACTAAAGCTTGAACAAAAAAGTTTTCATGCTCGGCTAGTTCTTTGAACCCCTCATCGTTTTTAGCAAACGCCCATGTTTCTTTACCTGTTGTTGGACTGATCTTGCGTGGGGGTGTCACATTAAGTTGTAGTAATACCTCTGCAAACTTATCGTTGCTCATTAACGCTTCACGGTTTTCCATCCCCGCTGAGTCAAGCAAATCTGCTTTAGCTTGTTTTTGATGTTCTAGATGTGCAAACAAAGCCGTTGGGCTAAGCTCAAGTACCGGCTCACTAAACATCCGTATGGTCAGGTCAATCAGCCGCAGCTCAAGCGCAGGAAACTCAGGCGACATACAGTTAAACAACTTGTACGTTAGCTCAACGTCGTTGACGCAATACTCCCCGTACTCAGCTAGGTCGTAGGGCGTGAAATCTAGCCGGTGCTTGCCTAACGCTTGCGCTACCGCAGTACCTTTCTGACCCAAGCCATAATGCTGCGTAAGCTTGTCGAGGCTTCCACCCACTTCTGTGCTGTGTATAGCCCTTGCCATACTAAGCGTATCAAGCCAACCACGAGGGTGAATGCCAAAATACCAACTAAGAATAGAGGCATCAAACATAGCATTGTGAGCAAGTGCAAGATTGTCGTCAAAGTCGAAACTTTCGAGAAATTTTTTGGTGTCTGAGTATGTGCCTGAGAACCATTGCGCTTCACCATCGTTCACCTTTACGCTTACGCCTATCACTTCAAACTCTGCACCACGTACGTACTCTTCGGTAGTCAGTTTGCTCAAGCTATACGTCTGCGAGTAGTACGTTTCAAAATCAAGTGTAATGATGTTCATGGCTTAGCCTTTGAAAGTACCGTTTTTTGTAAACGTATGCGTACCTGTTGGGGTCTTGACGACTACTGAGCCGCCACCGCCACCGCCACCTGAACCAACAATACCGCTACCGCCGCCTCCACCGCCCGCTACTACAGGCATTGGTATTGTCTGCCACACTTGGTTGCCGGTATAAACTTCATACTGGTCTTTAGTGTGGTTAAAGCGCAGTGAACCGACAGCAGGTTGTGGGCGTATAGCCCTGTCAATCTCTTCTTCACCCTCACGAATAAGCAACTCTTTCATTACCGCTTCGGTAAAGTCGTCACGCCTTTTGTTTGCGTACCATTCGTTTAAACCCATCTTGGCTTCTTCCCATACTTCCTTCTCTTCCTCAGTCATGTAATTAGAAAAGTTTTCCATCATGTTTGTCCACCTAGACGCAATGTGGCTACCAGTTTCCCAACCAAAAAACTCTTCAGGGTGTGTTTTAGTACGTGCAATGAGTATCTCAAATCCTCGGTTCATTTGAATCCCAACCCTTTAGCCATTTTGCTTAGCATGCTTTCAGACATAGGCTGCGGGTGTGAGCCTTGGCTAGACTGATACGGGTTAGCGTTCATCAAATTTTGACCACTCCGCGCTATCGCTTCCTGATGTGCTGCTATGTGTTGAGCGTGGGCTACCGCCTGATTCTGTGGTGATAGTTGATTGATTGCATTATGGTACTGGTGCGTGTCTACATCGTACAGACCTTGCAAGCCGTACGTATTTATGTCGTTGTTGGCTGTGCTGACACGTAATTTTTGTTGCCCAAACTGCGTTTGCAGGGATTGCATCTTTGCTCGTGCATCGGCTTCTGATGAT